ATTTTTTAGTTTTAAAATTAAAGAATATCCAAACGCGGCCTTAAGTATACTTAAGATAACCTAAGGAGAGTTTATGTCTCAAAACAAAGAATCAAAGGAGAGTCAGCCCGCAAAGCGGGTGGGCCGACCTAAGAAGTCAGATGTTGTCAACCGCAAGAGGGGTGCAACTGGATTATCCAGAGGTCGCCCTAAAGGTGATGCGGCTATCATTAATGAATATAAAACTAGGATGCTTACGTCCCCTAAATCTAGGAAAGTTTTAGAGTCAATATTTGATGCCGCTTTAGACGATGAGCATAAAAACCAAGCCGCGGCATGGAAACTTGTTATGGACAGAGTATTACCCGTAGGCTATTTCGAAAAAGATAAAACCAGTGGTGGTCGTAACGCTATTAACATTTCCATTACAGGTGTGGGTGGTGAGACTACTATTGTGTCTGGTAGTAACGACCCTATAGAGGGAGAGTTTACAGATGGCTAAGTATTTTAAAAAAGAAGAATTTGCTTGTCAGTACACAGGTGAGAATGAAATTAAAGATGAGTTCATAGAACGATTGGATGAACTGCGGGAGGCTTGTGGTTTCCCGTTTGTAATCACTAGCGGTTATCGCTCCCCTTCACATCCTATAGAGGCTAAGAAAAAAATTGCAGGACAACATTCAAAAGGTAACGCGGCAGACATTAGAGTCACAGACGGCATACAACGGTTTAAACTTGTGGAGAAAGCGATTGCGCTTGGATTTACAGGAGTTGGAGTCGCTAGTTCTTTTATCCATGTTGACACCCGTAATTTACACGATGATGGTCTTGGCCCAGTAATGTGGACTTATTAATTGGCTGACTTAAAGGTAGAGTTTTTACCTTGGCAACAGGAAGTATACGATGATCCTGTACGGTTTAAGGTAGTAGCCGCAGGTAGACGTACAGGTAAATCAAGACTAGCCGCTTGGAAGATGGTCATTAACGCTTTATCCCTAGAGCGTTGTCAGGTGTTTTACGTAGCACCGACACAGGGACAGGCTAGGGACATCATGTGGCAGACGTTGTTAGAGCTTGCTAATCCAGTGATTGCATCGGCTCATGTTAATAACTTACAGATGAAATTAATTAACGGTTCCACTATCAACCTTAAGGGTGCTGATAGGCCAGAAACAATGCGTGGTGTCAGCCTTAAGTATCTTGTAATGGACGAGTACGCAGACATGAAGCCTGAGGTCTGGGAGCAGATACTAAGGCCCGCCCTAGCGGATAAGAAAGGCGGTGCGTTGTTTATTGGCACACCAATGGGTCGTAATCATTTTTATGACTTATATACCTACGCTACAATATCTGAAGACCCTACGTTTAAAGGGTGGCATTTTACAAGTTACGATAACCCGCTGTTAGACCCAGAGGAAATTAAAGCGGCAGAAAAGTCAATGTCAGCTTTTTCTTTCCGACAGGAATTTATGGCTTCCTTTGAAGCGCAAGGAAGTGAGTTATTTAAGGAAGACTATATTAAATGGTCTGAGGAAGAACCAAAGGAAGGTGAATATTACATAGCCGTGGATTTAGCAGGTTTTGCAGATGTACAAAAAGTCACGACTAAAACTAAACGACTTGACCAAACGGCAATTGCTGTGGTTAAAGCGGGGACGGAAGGTTGGTGGGTTGCTAACATATTACACGGACGTTGGGGAGTCGAAGAAACCGCTAGAAAAATCTTTGAAGCAGTCAGAGACTACAGACCCATTGCCGTAGGTATTGAAAAAGGCGCATTAAAGAACGCGGTGTATCCTTACCTAAACGATTTAATGAAAAGAAATCAAACCTTTTTTAGAGTTGAGGAATTAACTCACGGTAATAAAAAGAAAACAGATAGAATTGTTTGGGCGCTACAGGGGCGTTTTGAGCATGGTAATATAACATTAAATAAAGGTTCTTGGAACAGTCAATTTTTAGACGAGCTTTTTCAGTTTCCAAACCAATTAGTCCACGATGACTTGATAGATGCTTTAGCGTATATAGACCAGTTAGCAAAAATAGCATACGCAATAGACTACGAGGAAGAGGATTATCAATTCTTAGATAAATACGCAGGGTACTAACTATGGCTGAATTTGAAGAACGCGACCAATTTGCAATAGAACAAACAGTTGAAGGTTGGGTAATTGAAAAGTGCGACTCATGGAGAGAACATTTTGAACAAAATTATTCCCATCGTTTTGATGAGTATTATCGTTTGTGGAGAGGACAATGGTCGGGTGAGGATAGAACACGGGACTCAGAGCGTTCTAAGATTGTGTCTCCCGCCTTACAGCAAGCAGTTGAGTCTTCCGTAGCAGAGTTAGAGGAAGCTACGTTTGGCAGAGGAAAGTGGTTTGATATTAAAGATGACATTCACGACATAGAAAACCAAGACATTTCTATGTTGCGTCAGCATCTTTATGATGATTTTAAAAGAAATAAAGTTCGTAAAGCTGTAGCAGAGTGTATTTTAAACTCAGCAGTTTTTGGTACAGGTATTGGTGAGCTTGTCTTAACGGAAGAAAAAGAACAAGCACCCGCTACTCAGCCTATAATGGGTGGAGAATTGACCGCTGTGGGTGTCACTGTGCGTGACCGTACTTGTGTTCAACTACGGCCTGTTATGCCTCAAAACTTTCTTATTGACCCTGTAGCTACGTCCGTTGAGGAAGCCTTAGGGGTTGCTATTGATGAGTTTGTGTCAATGCATACAGTTGAGCAGTTACAAGAGCAAGGCATTTATCGTGATGTTTTGTTAACCCAATCAACACCAAGCTTAGATATTGAGCCTGATCAAGAGCTAACTACGTTTGATGATTCCAAAGTACGTTTAACTAAATACTACGGTTTAGTCCCTAGACACCTCTTAACTACAGCAATGCAGGAATCAGAAGATGAAGAAGCTGTAGACCTGTCGGAAGCCGAAGAAGATACATATTATGTTGAAGCTATTATTGTTATAGCAAATAATGGTATCTTACTTAAAGCAGAAAAGAACCCCTATATGATGGGTGACAGACCTATTGTAGCATTCCCTTGGGATGTCGTTCCTAGCCGTTTCTGGGGCAGAGGGGTATGTGAGAAAGGGTATAACTCTCAAAAGGCGTTAGACGCAGAACTACGCGCTAGAATCGACGCTCTTGCTTTAACCATACACCCAATGCTTGCAATGGACGCTTCACGTATGCCTAGAGGTGCTAAACCTGAGATACGTGCAGGTAAGGTTATCTTAACTAACGGAGACCCCCGTGAAGTCTTACAGCCGTTTAACTTTGGCAATGTGAGTCAAATTAGCTTTGCACAAGCAGACGCTTTACAGCGTATGGTACAGACAGCTACAGGCGCTATTGATTCTGCGGGTGTCCCTGCACAGATGAACGGGGAAGGTACTGCCGCAGGAATTTCTATGAGCCTAGGGGCTGTTATTAAGAGACACAAACGTACTCTTATTAACTTCCAAGAGTCTTTTTTAATTCCTTTTGTAACCAAAGCGGCTCACAGGTACATGCAGTTTGAACCTGAGATGTACCCTGTCGCTGATTATAAGTTTGAAGTCAGTAGCTCACTGGGTATTATTGCAAGAGAGTACGAAGTTACTCAATTAGTGCAGTTATTACAAACAATGTCACCCGATACCCCCATGTATCCTCAGTTAGTACAGTCTATTATTGATAATATGAATTTATCTAACCGTGAACAGCTAATTGCAAGCTTAGAACAAGCAAATCAGCCTAATCCACAGGAAGAACAAGCTAAACAACAGGCTCAACAAGCTCAAATGGCTTTCCAAGGCTCTCAAACAGCCGCTTTAGAAGGACAGGCTATTGAATCGCAAGCTAGAGCGCAGAAACTACAAGCCGAAGCACAAGCAATACCACAAGAGTTGGAAATTGACCGTATTAAAGCTGTTACTTCCAACTTAAACGTAGGTACTGAAGACGATAAAGAGTTTGAAAGACGCATTAAGATGTCAAAAGAGATGCTTAAAGAGCGAGAAATAGCAGTAAAAGAAGGTAATGTAGCTCCACCTGCGGCTCCTGCGCCAAAAGCTACTCCTCAGCCGTCCCCTATGGCACAGGCTACTCCTAATCCACAACAACAAAGGCCCTTACAATAATGATTAGTACACGCGAACTAGAAGATATTGTAGAGCATATAAATAATAAATTTGATGCTTTGTTTAAAAAAACTGCTGAGTTAGAGGCTGAAATTAAAGCTCTTTCTACTCCAACTAAAGAAAAAAGTAAAGGGCAAGCAAAATGAAAGGTGTTAAACATTACAAAAGAGACGGCACTGAACATAAAGGCTCTAAGCATAAAATGTCTGACGGCACTATGCATACAAATAAATCGCACACAAAAACAAGTGTAAAGCTGTTCCATTTAAAAGATTTATCAGTTAAAGCAAAGGCCAAAGCAAAAGGAAATTAAAATGGCTACACCTAGAAAAGGAAAAGCTAAAGTTAAAATAACCTCTTCAGGCAAAAAGGTTAGCTACGGTCAAGCGGGCAAAGCAAAAGACGGTGGCTCTAGGGTACGTGCAGGTACTTCTAAGGGCGACAGCTATTGCGCTAGAAGTCTAGGTATTAAAAAGAAGTTGTCAAAGAAAAAACAAAACGATCCTAATACGCCTAATAATCTTTCCCGTAAACGGTGGAAATGTTCAGGAGCTAAGTCTAAAAAATAATGAAAGGACAGACTCATGGGGGCAAGGGTAGCACACAGCGTAAAACAAACTCTAAAAAGTTTGCAGAAAACTATAATGCTATCTTTGGCAAAAAGAAAAAAACTAAAAGGGCAAAGTAATGGCTAAAGGTCTTTATTCTAATATTCACGCAAAACGAAAAAGAATTGCCGCGGGAAGTGGTGAGAAAATGAGAAAAGCAGGAGCTAAAGGAGCGCCCACAGCTAAAGCTTTTAAGCAATCTAAAAAAACCGCAAAGAGGAAATAGTTATGCCTAAAGTTGGAAATAAAACATATTCTTATAATAAAGCAGGAATGAAAGCCGCTAAGAAAGCGTCAGTAAAAACAAGCAAACCTGTAAAAAAGACTAAAAAATAATACTTGACTTTTACGGACATTTATGATATAATAAAGTATATAGTACATTTTTGTATTTATATTTAAAATTAACTTAACTGTCCTTAAAGGAAAAACAGTATGAAAAATAAAGAACTTGAAGTCTACTATAATACTTATCGTGATTTGTTTGTAACTGACGGTTGGAAACAATTAGTTAGTGACTTATTACAAAACGCTAATGTAATTAATTCCGTAGAGAATACAAAAGATGGTGAAGACCTATATTTCCGTAAAGGCCAACTTGCTATTTTAGCTCACGTAATTAACTTAGAGACTCAACTTCAAGCCGCTGAAGAGCAAATTGAAGAGCAAGAAAATCAAGAAGATTCTGAAGAATAGTGGCTCTTCTATTTGATTTTAAATGTGAGCAAGGTCATGTGCATGAGCGCATGGCTTCTCATGATACAAACGAATTACCCTGCCGTGAATGCGGTAAGCAAGCAAAAAAAATAATATCTCCTGTTCGGTCAAAGTTAGACCCCCTTAGCGGTGATTTTTTAGGTGCCACCGTGAAATGGATGAAGAATCGTGAACAGAAGTTAAAGCAAGAGCGTAAGGCTAACTCCTAACGGAATCCTTATAAAACACACCTCCATAATGAGATTACTCACGGAGTTTAATAATGGCTAGACTACTAGACGAGCGTCCTGAAGACGATCAAGAAGCAGATATAACAAAAACCGAAAGCGAACAACAAGAACCTGTAGAGGAAACTCCTGTTGATTCGGAAGTAGAAGAAATCCCCGATAAATACAAAGGAAAGTCAACTGCTGAAATAGTGCGTATGCACCAAGAAGCGGAAAAACTACTGGGCCGTCAAAGCTCAGAAGTAGGGGAGTTACGATCTGTTGTTGATAGCTACATACAGACACAACTCGACACACCACAAGCACCCAACGAGCCTGAAGAAGAAATAGATTTTTTCTCAGACCCTGATAAAGCAGTAGAAAGGGCAATCAATAACCACCCTAAGATTAAAGAAGCTGAAGCAGTCACAAAACAATACCAAAAGTCTACAGCAATGAATCAGTTACATAAACGTCATCCAGACATGACTGAAATATTGCAAGACCAGAAGTTTGTTGATTGGATCAAAGACTCTAAAATTAGGCAACAATTGTTTGCTCAAGCAGATGCCAAGTACGATTATGATGCCGCAGACGAGCTTTTCTCTAATTGGAAAGAACGTCAACAGATAGTAGGACGTGCGGTAAAGAGTGAAAAGGCAGAACGCAAAACAGCTTTAAAAACAGCCTCTACTGGTAAAGCTAGAGGGAGTTCTGAAAGGGCAGGTAAAAAAATCTACAGACGTTCAGACATTATTAAACTTATGCAGGACGATCCTGATCGGTACTTAGCTTTATCTCCAGAAATAGAAAAAGCATACCGTGAAAAGAGAGTCCGTTAATTTAATCTTTTTATAGGACTTATTATCATGGCAACATCAGTATATCCCGCCACAGGCGGTTTCGTAGACAACACTAGCGCGGCTACTTTCATCCCAGAAATTTGGAGTGACGAAGTAATTGCCGCATACAAGCAAAATCTCGTTTTGGCTAACCTCGTTAAGAAAATGCCAATGTCAGGAAAGAAAGGCGACACTATTCACGTCCCTAAGCCTGTCCGTGGTTCTGCTTCAGCAAAGGCGGCTAACACCGCTGTAACAGTACAAAACAGCACTGAGTCAGAAGTTCAGATTGCTATCGACAAGCACTACGAGTTCTCTCGTTTGATTGAAGATATCACTGAAGTACAGGCACTTGCTTCTTTGCGCGCTTTCTATACTGGCGATGCAGGATATGGCCTAGCCAAGCAAGTAGACGATGACCTATTTTCTTTAGGTAAGCGTTTTGGTGATGACAACGGTTCTGGTTCTGATTATGTTCACAGCAACTGTCGTTTCTTTGATGCTTCTACTGGTCTTACTGCTTATGCAGTTGACACTGTAGCCGCAGGGGACGTATTCACTGACGCAGGTTTCCGTGCCGCTATTCAGGTACTGGACGATGCTGACGTTCCTATGGACGGACGTAGCTTTATTGTTCCTCCTTCACTACGTAACGCTATCATGGGCATTGATCGTTATATGTCTTCTGATTTTGTAGATGGACGCGGTGTAAAGAACGGTCAGATCGGCAACCTATACGGCATTGACGTGTTTGTTTCTAGCAACGTCCCTGTTATTGAAACTGCTTCTGCTAACTCAGCAGGTGGTGACATTAAAGGTGCTATGTTGTTCCACAAAGACGCAATGGTTCTTGCAGAACAGCAAGGCATTCGTTCTCAGACTCAGTATAAGCAAGAGTGGTTAGGTACTCTTTATACTGCTGATACTCTGTACGGTATACAAACTCTCCGTCCAGAAGCAGGTCTTGTTCTAGCTGTCAATGGCTAAAGCAACTTAAGGGGATTCTTTCGGGAGTCCCCTTTCCCCTTTTCCCTTTCTTAGATACACAGGTGCTTTGATGTCAAACTATACAAAAACCACGAACTTTGCTACTAAAGATTCCTTAGCTTCTGGTAATCCTAATAAGATTGTTAAGGGAACAGAAATTAACTCAGAATTTGATAATATTGCTACAGCAGTGGCTACTAAAGCAAACACTGCAAGTCCTTCCTTAACTGGAACCGTAACAGCCGCGGCTCTTAACGTAACTGGCAACCTTGACGTTGACGGTACCTTAGAGTTTGACAGCATATCGGGAACAGGTTCTGTAGCAGTAACGGACATTGCTGATGAAGATAACATGTCTTCCAACAGTGCAACAAAACTAGCAACACAACAATCTATTAAAGCTTATGTAGACTCTCAAGTAACTGCTCAGGATTTAGACCTGACTGATGGTACTACAAGCATTGCAATTGACTTAGATTCTGAAGCTCTAAGCGTACTAGGCGGTACTGGCGTAACCTCTACTGCAAGCGGCAATGGCGTAACCCTTGCTATAGACAGCACTGTAACTACGCTTACAGGCTCACAGACTCTTACTAACAAGACCCTTACTTCTCCAGACGTAAATACTCCAGACATTGATGGCGGTACTATAGACGGTACTGTAATCGGTGGAGCTACTGCGGCGGCAGGATCATTTACAACCGTAGGCGCTACAGGAAATATCACAGTAGGCGGTACAGTCGATGGGCGTGATGTAGCTACTGATGGCACAAAGCTTGATGGCATTGAAGCCTCTGCAACCGCAGATCAAACAAACGCAGAAATTCGTACAGCAGTAGAAGCCGCAAGCGACTCTAACGTCTTTACAGACGCTGACCACAGCAAACTAAACGCTATTGAAGCCAGTGCAGACGTAACGGACACAGCTAACGTCACAGCCGCAGGTGCTTTGATGGATTCTGAGCTTACTTCTATTGCAAGCGTTAAAGCTTTAAACCAAGGCGTTGCTACAGGTGACAGCCCTACTTTTGTAGATGTTACTGCAACATCCTTAGACATCTCAGGCAACATAGACGTAGACGGTGTTACAAACCTTGATGTCGTTGACATTGATGGCGCTGTGGATATGGCAAGCACTCTAGCGGTTGGTGGCAACATTACTCAAAGCGGTGGTGACTACCTCTACACTGGTGGCATTAACTTTGACATAAAACACACTGCCGCAGGTCAAAATATTTTATTTAGCACTACACCGTCTGGTGGAAGCACCGCAGAAGTTTTAAGAATTACCTCTACAGGAGCGCTTGCAAAAGAGACAGGAGACCTAACACTAGACGTTGCAGGAGAAATTAGTCTTGATGCCGATGGTGGAAGAGTTAGATTTAAAGATGGAGGAACTGATATTGGATTTATTAGTTTTGCCAACACAGACTTAACTTTTTACTCTTCTGTTCAAGACAGAGATTTAATATTCCAAGGCAATGACGGTGGAAGTGCTATCACAGCCCTCACCCTTGACATGTCAAATGGTGGTAATGCAACTTTTAATAAAGATATTCTTCTTGGAGATAATTCTGCCGCACGATTTGGAACAGGGCAAGACCTTGCTATCTTTCATGATGGCAGTGATTCTACTATTCG